AATCATTCCAGACTTCTTCTCTAACATCACTTGGACACACAAGCGCACTTGTGCGCTCTCTTTCTTTTACATTGGTTAATGGTTCTTGGTTATTGGTTACTGGTTTATGGTTATTGGTTAGTTGAACATCTGTTGAGCCTGTGTCTAACACTTGTTGAACAGGTGTTGAACTAGTGTTCTTCTTGCGTTCAGCAGATGCCTTGCCAGCGTTGCTTCTCTTGTTGACAATAGCCTTGTACTCAGCGATTTCCTTGTCGCATCTTGTATGCTTCCAAGCACCGTCTTCTAGCCTGAAGTAAGACTCCAAAATGAGCCTGACCGTACCAGCGTCTATCCCGACCTGGAAGGCCAGAACATCAACTTTGTCTGGGAGTGGGCGCTCACTGTCGTAGTACATCCAAAGCAAACGCAGATAGGCCATTGACTGAGCATCTGTCAGCCTCGATGTGGCCTTTAGGAAGTCACCAATGTGGTGCTGGTAGTAATGCAAAACAGTCTCCTCTGGAGGACAACCTCAGGGTGAGAATTCCGAGGTGGGCCACCCAGTGCAGGGCAGATGTACGGGCCTGAAGCCGTCCGCTAGAGGAGACTGTTCCAAGCCCACCTTATGCGCTTCTCACGGCGCAGAACAATCTTACAATGCTCATCGACACATTGCAAAAAACGGGTCATACACACTCCGCGCTTTCTGCTTCTCCCTCCACCGACGCTTGACCAGTGTGTTTGGCTCCCTGGGTGGTCTAGGCAAGTCTCTGCCCTGTCCAAACCGGTACATCGGCAGCTTTATCCTGCCGTTTAGGACAACTTCCCAATCAGCTATGTAGAGCATCTTTCTCTGGTGCATACGCCTGAGAATCGACCGACAGAACTCCACAGACAGACCTGTCTGCCTTGCAAGCTCCTTGGCTGTCATCGGCTCCCGCTGCACCAACACAATCATGTCAAGCAATGAGTCTGGCAGACTCACTTTGTGCCTACCAAGTTTTGCTCGAACAACTCCCGAATCGTTTTTCTCCATGCTGCTTCCCACGCTTCCTTCCTTTCAATGTGATCCAGTTTTGATCCCTGATCAATTTCATAGTGACACGACACACACAGAGCCGCGACATAGCAGTCGTGAGCCTTGATAGCCATGCCTTTGCCGTACTCTGACCAATTTGCATGAGCAGCTTGAGTTTCGTTTTCCTTGCCGCACAGTTGACACGGCAGACTGGCGACTGCTCTCAGCAGTGGTTTGCTCCGATACATCAGAAAAGAACCTCCTGTTCTAAACGCTGAACCCACTTTCCAGCTGGATTGTTTGCATTCACTCGCTTTGCCATGCATCCAGCGCAGAACGTGTTTCCAGAGTGATTGACTGCAACATTTGTGGAATCTGCACTGGCAAGCGGATACTCTGTCTGACCAAGCATTCTTAAACCATGAACCCAAGGAAGCCTGTTAAAGGTTCTATCAAGAGCGTTGAAAGCCTCATCCATCCTTGCTGACCACTTTGGACTACCAACTTGCCAGTACTCTCCAGCTGATCCGAAACAAACCCTGCCCCACTGATCGGCAAGCTCTAAAAGGTAGTCAATAGGCAACCCAAGATGCCATACAGGAATCCCGAGAGACTTAGGGAATGGCCATGTCTTAACCATTTCCTTCTGCTGCTCGACAGTTCCGTCTATGACATCTGGCACAACTGCCCAATGCGGATGACCAAGCAAAGGATCAACCCACTCGTAAAATCCATCTAAATCAAACGGTACTCCTCTTGTTTTGCAACTGAATGCGCCGTTATCAAACATGATGCTTTGTCCAATCTGCAAGCATTTACGCAATGAGTCTGGACGGAAGTACGACACACAGAAGTGTTGACCAACCATTGAGTCCAAAGCGATCAACGGTGTGATTGGTGTCCCGTGGTAGTGGATCATTTTCTGAGTATCCATGACCACAGTGCGCCACCGATAACCTTGGCAGCAAACTGAAGCAAAACAATTGCTGGCATCAGCGAACCGAATGCAATAGTTGGGAAAATTAGTGAGTCAACCGCAGCACCAGCTGCATTGGAAGCATTGCTCTTTATCAACCACTGTTTGGAAACCAGTCGTTGATACACGAATGCGTCAACCAATCCAGCAGCAATGAATGCAATCACAGAAGCAATAGCAATGTTGATTGAAGCCGGATTAAGCACAAACGAAATAGCTCCAGCACCAACAATCAGCGCAAACATCTTTGACCACAAATGCTCTCTCCACCGTTCGTGCAATTTATCTCGTAAAGACAGATCAAGACCAATCAACAGAAACGCATTGATTGGACTAACCCAAGGCCCAAAATAAGACACAGACAAATTAGCCAACACCAATGCACACAGATAGATCAGAACCATGTCACGCTCCTTTGTTGTACCAACGCAAAATTTCAGCTTGCAACACTTCTCGACCACCCATCCCGCGAACCTTCTCCACTAGCTCCAGGTAGGCTCTCCTGCGCTCTTTTTTCATCCGCAACACAAACTGAGCCTCGCAAAACAACACATATGCCCTGGAGTGCAGACCGACTATCGTTCCGTCTGGTAGATGCTTGGCAACTGCATGATCGTGTCTCTCTCCACACGCATCGCAGACAAGGATTCCGTCCAAGTCAAGCCTCTCTCCGTTGCCCATGCAATCACCTGCTCAACGTATTCCGAGAATGCTGCTGTCGTCATCCCTGTCGTTGTCGGCTCCAGTTCGACCATCTGCCCACCTGGAAGCTCTTTCATCCGTCCAGGAAGCAACAGAGTCTTGAAGTAGGTGTGCCATGTATCAGGATGATAAGTTTGACCACCCGGCATGACCTGCTCACTGATCGCTTGCAAGACTGCCCAATAGAGCGAGTTCTGAGCGGTTGAACGGTTAGGTTTGGAGATCGACACCACCCAACCCGGTTTCGCGGCTTGTACGGCTTCTAAAGCCCTCCGACGGGCATCCTCGTTTGTCAGCGGGATCAGCATAGTTCCTCCACCTTGCACTGCCACCTGTTGCCTTCCTTGTGCCAGCCATGAATCTGGACTCTCCACCCTGCGCGAACCATCTCAGGATAGGCATCCGAGTCCTGGATCTTGTGTCTGCGGCTGCTCATGTTGGACTTGCTGGTGACCTGCACTGCAATGGTTTCACCAGCACCGATTGCCAGGATGTCTATGCAGCCAAACAGGTCATGTTTGCGCTTTGTGTATGCGTTGTAGTGCTCGACAACAGCAACACGGTAGCCATCACCCTCGAGCAGCCACTTAGACCTAGCTGTCAGGGAAGTCACTTGAACCCCGCATATTGATCGACAGTGTTGAAAAACCCAGGAACAAGCCACTCTTTGCGAACCTTGCCACCAGTCAACTCCTCGATCTGGATCGCCCTGGGCAGCGGGACTTTGCCAGCTTTCCTCCATGAGTACAGGTTCTGACGGTGGAGCTTGAGAGCAAGACAGAGCTTGCCCTTGCCGCCAAGGATGGCAGCAGCGTAGTCGAGAGCGTTAGAGACGTTCATTGTGTTACCTCCTGACCACATTACAACACATTGCCAATCGCTTGACAAGCGCAACAGACTGGTTTACAGTAGCTTCACCTTCAACAAGGAGCACAACATGGAAAACGATCAAGACCGTTGGGACTACGAGGTGCAACGCCACCAGGAGTCGGAAGAACTCAAGAGCAAGGTGATCGATGCTCTGCTGTGGGCTATCTCGTTCTCGCTGCTGATGCTGTTGTTTTGGCTTGCACTGGCAGCATGATCAACGATCCTAACTTCGTCTGGCGTAGCAGCGCCGCCACAGACGTAACAATCACATGGCGCAAGTTTGGTTGGACACCCATCTCAGAAAGGACAGACCATGAAGCAGATCGCATCCGCGCTCGTCAAAGCACAGCGCGAGTTTGGGCCAGCACTCAAGACCAGTCGCAACCCTCACTTCAAGTCGAAGTACGCTGACCTTTCAGCAGTCGTAGAGGCTGTCATTGACGGTCTAAACAACAACGGGATCGCTCTGATCCAGCAGACGCATGAATGCGAGTCTGGTGTGATCGTCGAGACTCTGCTTATCCATGAGTCAGGTGAGCAGATCAGCGGAGGTCGGCTCCACGTTCCTGCCAGCAAGCAGGATGCTCAGGGATACGGGTCGGCTCTCACATACGCTCGTCGCTACTCTCTTATGGCAACAACTGGAATTGCCCCGGAGGATGACGATGGCAACGCTGCCAGCAAACGTGAGACGCTGAATCCTGATGTGATCGCACAGATCATCCTCAACACTCAGACGATGGACGACCTCAAGTCCTGCTATGCAAAAGCCTTCAAGCAGTTCCAGGGTGATCAGGCTGCTCTGGCAGTGATTGAAGAAGCAAAGAACAAGCGTAAGACTGAACTGATGGAGATCAAGTGATGAACCTACATATCCACAAAGTGATTTCTGTTGAGATTGATGCGATTGACACGCAAACAATTCCATCCGGGCAATACTCGACACGCAAGATCATCGTCAAAACAAAAAATGGACTTGAATTTGAACTAGTGCTTTTTGCAGAACTTCCGCAACACTTGGACGTGACGTCAGTCGAGCCTTACGATGAAGAACAGTCGCTCGACTACTTCAATCGCTATATCGCCGGAGATCGATGATGAACCCAAGGAAAGCGTTTTTCGACCGGTCAATCGCTGTTTTGGATTCGCTTGGATGCAAGTACAAAATCCAATCTGAATGGGGGGAATTTGGCACTCTTGAACTTGCAGCACCAAAAAAGACTCGCAACCAGTATCGTCCTAGAGGTTATTTAGACAGCATCTTCAATCCAATGTTTGATGGCATGAAGGTCGGAGATGTTGTGGTTGTCAGATACGAACCGCTTAAAAAACTTAACACATTCCAGTCGATTGAAGACGCTGGAAAAACACTGCATAAGTGGTTCTGTCGGCAGTATGGCACTGGGTCTGTCACATATCACACCAACAAAAAAGATCAGTCAATTGAAGTCATGAGGTTGAAATGATGGAACAGCGCACAGCGGAATGGTTCGCTGCGCGTCTCGGGTCAGTCACTGCATCCAGGGTGTCGGATGCTCTGGCTGGCCCAGATACAGCGGCAAGACGCAACTACCTCGTCCAGCTTGTCACCGAGCGTCTGACAGGCATACAACAGGAATCTTTCACAAACGCAGCAATGCAATGGGGGATAGAGACTGAGCCGTTTGCAAAGGTCATCTATCAAGCAAGCCTGAAAGGAGATGCGTTTGTTTCAGATGCTCCGTTTGTCAAGCATCCAACAATTGAATGGTTTGGCGCATCACCGGACGGGTATGTCGAGGACGGACTGCTAGAGATCAAGTGTCCTAATAGCACGACACACATCGACTACCTTATGGCTGGCAAAGTTCCAACCAAGTACCACAAGCAGATGCTGGCTCAGTTAGCTTGCACAGGCAGGGAATGGGTGGACTTTGTGTCGTTCGATCCTAGAGTTCCAAATCACCTACAGTTGTTTGTCGTGCGATTCCAACCCAAGAAAGAGGAGATACAGAAGCTGGAAGAAGGAGTGCAGAAGTTCTTGGATGAAGTCAACAAAGCAATGGAGGCTCTCAATGCCCGTCAAGTTTGATGTTGTTGCCGCGACTGGAACCTATACCGCCAAAGACGGTTCCGAGAAGAAAACCTGGATGAAGATCGGATCAGTCATCCAGACACAGAAAGGTCTGAGTCTCAAGCTCAACGCTGTCCCGGTTGGTTGGGATGGTTGGGCTATGCTGGCAGAGCCGAAAGAAGCACCGAAACCCAAGGCAGACTACGATGACGATCCACCTTTTTGAGCCAGACTGCCAGACACCAGAGCAATCCCTAGAGCTTGCTTTGGTGTTGGATCAGGCTGAAATTTATCTGTG